GTAACTCCTCAGACGATTGGCTATCTGCAACGCGTAGGGGATCTTCCCTTTCGCGCCACGTAGGTAGAAAGGCCTTACCGGCCTCCCTTCAAACCAATCAGTGCCGCAGGATTCGAAGAAACTTCCTGCCAAGAAGCTCTTCTTTTCGTTCACCTGGAAGCCAAGTCTTCCAAGGCGCTCAACCACGACTGCCGCATAGTCCTGAGGGACTATGATATCGTCGCCATATACAGCGCAATGCTGTCGTTCCTCGATTGGTACCACCGTCCGTATCAAGGCCCAGAAAATTAGGGTCTCGAGTTCGAAGGTGAAACCGTTTCCCATAGAGCTGAATTTCTCCAACTCATGGAACTCCCCGTTTGGCAGTTGCGTGTACTTGGACCTGCAAAGGTCTAGTAATACGAACCACCTGTCGGGAAACAAGGACTTTACTAACTCAAGGGACACCGTGTCCGATGCCTTGCTAAGATCTATCGTTGCAAGCCTTAATATATACGCTTGCCTTGACAGATACCTATTACGCTCTTGAGTGTTCAGGTTGATACCGGATCTAGCAAGTAACCGTCTAAGCACCTGCCCCACAGCCTTTTGAACGAAGATGTTCAATGTGGGTTCTATGCAGATGCCTCTGTCGGTCAATGCCGTCTTCGGAACGGTTGCGAACCGATTTCCAACTACCACTAGGGGATTTGCCTGGTGTTCCCACCAGGGGTCCCCTAATATACTCCGGTAGAAGGGATACAGTTCTGCGGTCAGATGCATTTGAGCATCAAATTTGTCAGATGGAACGCTTCCCATCCCGGTTACACCCGTCGTGGCACCTGGACCGAAAGCCATAGCACGCTCCACTTCTTTAAGCTTGGTTAACGTCAGTGGTCCGAGAATATTTCGAATCTCGCGACGCACGTCAGAAAGCCAACTTGGTGGATTGTGCAACAGGCTTCGGTTGGTTGCTTTACACTGGGACTCTGCCTCGTAAAACGAGGTGAGTGCGGCCTCCTTGCGGTCTATCCCCAAGGGGATGTTAGGAGATTTTCTCAGTACCTCAGTTACGAGGTAGTCGTCAGCGAACTGGCTGTCACTTGTATAATGCGACGGATCGCATTTAAGATCAAGCAGCTGCTGCCACTCTCCGTGTCGCAATAAAAGAGCAACACAGAGAGACCTGGGAGAATCAACAGACTCACATAGGCCAACAGTAACCGACATCTCCAGCTGGAAAGCAGGAGAAATGTCTTTCGCAAAACGGTCAGACATGGCTGTGGATTCCTATGGTTCAACAAGATCCTGTCCCCTAGTACGGGGGATCCAGGTCAGAGATGCTGTCCTGCAGAATGGCGTGAGCCACTGCATTTGACAGGAGCGCGGCGAAATGCCCCCGCTCCGCGGCAGTCATCTGCTCCGGAAGAACCACATCCACATTACCTCGTGCGACATAGGCGACCGCCGTCAGACTATCAATGGTCTGCTCGGTTGGGACGCTGAGTCGGAGGTTCACCCTGTCTGTCGCTCTGGAAGCCGTTGCCGGCTTGAAAGACAACACCAAGCCCATTTGGCCCGCACTCGTGGCGGCCTCATGGTTTTTGTACACGCTTTGTCCGTTGGAAACGGACTGGGGCGCGAAATCATGGTTGGCTGGGGTAGCGTCCGCTATCGTAACGGTAGTGGCTGATGGCATTGGGTTTTCTCCAATGGTACTTTATGTCAAGGACATTAACGACGACCCTTTCGGCATTTCTCATTCACTGAGAACAGCACGGCAACTGCATTGCGCAGCTTATGCCACGTGCCTGAGGGTCGCCAACGGATACCAGTAGGTAAGGGGACGCTTGAGAGCAACGAACGACTGTAGGAACGAAACTCCACCGTGTTACGGGTGGGGTCCGGCTTGCAGTGCTCGCTGATTTCTCTTGCGTAATCCCCCTCTGCACTGGAGGTTACTTCGGTGACGTTACATCCGGCCACGAAGGTCACGCCTCTAAGGGCGTCCAACGAGCTAAGTGTATCGCCAACGTTCGCGACCACGTCCACAAGAAATGAGAACGGAATCGCTTCCCAGGCCCACTCGAGCGGGTTACCGATAGTAAAACCGGAATACCCGTTCTCGTGTCTAACGTACGTAACCACGTGGTTGCGCACAGTGGCCCGAGCCGACACCCAGTTGCCCGCCGAACTTATCCCATACGTCGTACTAGCCCTAGAGCTAGTCGCCTGTCGGGTAAGAGGTGGGTTCGCCAAGACCGGATCCAACCGTTCAAGGCTGTCGTAAAGGGTGCCAACAAGTGGTCCTACTCCGTACTCGTACTGAAGGTAGGCAGCTGGGACGTCACACGTAGTGATGTGCCTTCGCTTCCGCTTCGGTAGTCGTCCATGGAATAGACGCCAGGCATCTCGGATGCCATGAGCTACATCCTTGAACATGTCAGCAGTTTCGCGGTATTCCGCGATATCGTTTGCCAGATTAACGTAGTTATCCTTTATAGCTACTCTGGCATCGGTCTCCCAGTATGTACTCGGGAGAGCTGGTAACCCGTTGACCCCAAATATGCTGTACCCAGGGGCACTGCAGTGGCCATCGTACCATTGCCGTCGTCTACTGGCAATACCACAGGAGGTATTGTACTTCGACTTCGACCATGATGATCGATAGTACCCGCCAACTGTTTTAACTGTAGCGAGTGGGCCTCGGGCTGTCATGTTACTAATCAGATCTCCAGGAAGAGGTCTATGAGCTGTAGCCGGATCAGTCGCGTACTCAGCATGAGCCGTAAACAAGGAGTAGGAATTGTCACTAGGACATTTATCCCACTCACGGCTAACGTGCGTCGTCAGCTCCTTCACCAAATCGAGACTCAAGGACATTAGTG